TTATCTTTAGAAACTTCTTTAAAACCAGAACCAGTTAAAACTTTTTCAAAATATGGATTTTCACAGAAAGTTTTTATACTTTTAGGTCTTTCCCAAAATTTTAAATTTATTTGTTTTTTATTTAAAAAATAATCTGTAACTAAACTCCAACAATCATGCTTACCCCAAATCCAAGTGCGGCCATATAAACCAGATGTATAACCTGATGGCTCAAAATCTATCCAGTTTTTTTGCTCAACACTATAAATATAAAAAGGTAAACCAAGATGCTCACAAGATGCTTTATCCGCTTCAGATGGTAAAGCAGATCCATAAGCATGAGAATGAATTATTGCAATCAATTCTCCTTGATCTTCACAATCTGCCCAATTATCTGGATCTATAACAAAAAACTCATCTGGTGACTCTGAGAGGTTATTACAAGGCCAGTAAGTTTTTTTACCTTTGATAATAGCCAACAGTCCACAAGACTCCTTTGGAGCTTGTTCATCAGCATGTATAGCAGCTTGTTCTTTCCAGTTCATGCGTTTACAAAAGTACCAACAGAGGGAAAATCTTTTCTAGTTACTTGTAATTTAGGGCAACGAATATTATTCAAATCAAGAACACTAGCTAACTCAAACTGAACAATTTCTCTATTTTCTACAACTTTTCTATCAATAAAATATATTTCCTGTGGTAATTCTGTTGTGCTAGATGGTGTGCCAAATGGATTCTGATTTGATGGAAAGTTTGCAGCATCTAAAAATTGTGCCATTGTTCTATGTCTTATAAACTTTGCTCCCTGCAAGTCATTGAAGGGTGTTGTAGCGTTTGCTGTTGCCATTAGTGCTGTAATAGTTCCAAGAATATTTGAGACTGTGAGGGTTGGTCTTGGCAGTGTTCCTTTTCCTGTATATTCAAACCCTTCAGCAATAACTGGAAACTTATCGTATGTGTTGCCCTGCCATATTATTGAAGCATTACTGTTCATGCCTACACCAGAATGAAAGCGGCTTACATTTGTTGAACCATGCAATGCAGAAACAAGAGTTATTGAATACAACTCTATTATTGATTTATTAGATAAAGATTGAAGTTCTGCGGTAGGAATTGCCATTTACGGTTCAAATACCTCCTCAAATGTTGTTGTGATTATAGACCTGTTATTATATGGGATTTGTTTTGACCAAGACTTACAGATAAATTTACCAGCACCAGATAAAGTCACAGAAACATTGCCTGAGTTTGTTGCACTTGCAGCAGCCGTAACAGTGAAAGTATTATCATCAGCCGTTGTGACCACTGCAAAAGAACCATCAACAGCAGAGCCAGATGTATAGTCAATAGTTACGACATCACCGATTGCAAGGCCATGATTGGAAATAGTTATTGTCACAGTGGTAGATGATGACTGTGAATATGTGCCTGTTTTAACAAATCCTTCGGCTGGTGGGGTGAAATCAAAGCTTGCCTGATCGTTTACCCTGCTTCTTAAAAAAGCCTCAATGATGTCTGACTGCTCTTCAGACACTACAAAAGTAAGATCATATACTTTAGGGTCTTGTGTTAAGGGCAAGCCAAATAAGGCTCTGAACTGGTAACCATCACCCAAAGCTGTTGTTCTTACCTTTGGTGAGCTTGTTTTTCTAAAGCCAGAATATGTTGGCTGGATTGAAGGAAAAGTTGCCATTACCTACTTAATAAACCCCCTGCGCGTTTTTCTTTAATAAGTTCTGCACGAATAGCAGCCCCTATAACATTACCAAGTGCCTGTGCATCTTGATTGTTACCTGAGACAGAACTACTAGACGCATCAACGGAAACATTGACAATATTAGTTGTCCCTCCTCCTAGTTGGTTGTTTGGTATTATATTGCCACCTCTTGAACCCATCTGTAATAATTCTGGCCCTTTCTCACCCACTAAGAAAGCACCGCCAGCACTAACAGGGCCACCATTTGCTCTCTTACCTAGATTTTTAAATACATCACCCAAAAATCCTCCTACTCTATCACCAAGCCCAGAAACAGCCCTTTGAATAGCAACTTCAACCAAACTTCTTTTAAGATCATTTAAGACACTAACAGCCGCTTGAGCAAGTGTTTTTGTACCCATGACAGCATCAGTAAGGTTTGAAACAATTCCATCTTCTATACCTTTTCCTATCTGCATAAATTTTTCTTTAAGTGCTTTTGCTGCTTCTTCTTGTTTCTTAATTTTTTTTGCTCCATCTTCTAACAACTTATTTTTATTCTCTAATTGAATTAGTTCATTTGCTAAATCTTCTCCAAATTTATCTGTTAACTCTTTTTTTCTTTTATCTAAATCAAACTGTTTTCTACCTTCCTCTGTTGCAATTTTTAATCTTTCTTCTGTTTCTTTTAATTGCTTATTTTTTGATTTTAGTGCATTTTTAGCTTTTTCAAAATCTCTAAATAATTCAATACCTTGTGCAATAACTAATTTTTCTTTTAACTTATCTAAATCAGTTTGTAATCCTAAAAGTTCTGCACGTTGATCTGGTGAAAATATTAAAAATTCTTGTTTATTAGCTTTATCTCTAGCTTCTATTAATTTATTTATTCTTTCCTCTACTTTTTTAATTTCTGTTGTTAATTGTTCTGAGCTTCCTTCTTCTAATAATTTATTAAATTCTTTTTGTTTATTTATTGCTTTTATAATTGCATTAGTCAAAAACGCAAAACCGCTTGCCAAAGCAACCAGTGGAAGTGCATTAGCAGCTATTGTTAAAGCACCAACAGCAACAGTAAGTTTTGAAACACCACCAGCAGCTAATAAACTTGCGGCATTTACACCTGTTAAGCCACCTGATGCAATAATTGACTGAACACCGACCATGCTAAAACCAGCAATTAATGATTGAACAGCAGCAGAGGCAATTGGTATTACAACAGCTAATCCTTTAACAGCTAAAGCAATACCACCAATAACAAGTGCTGTTTGACCTTCTGAAGTATTTAAAAAGTCTGTTATTGCTAATGTTAAAGCTGTTAATGATTTAACAGTAGGTTCAACTGCTGGTCTTAATTTACCTCCAATTGCTCTTGCCAAATCTTCAGTAGCATTACTTAAGTTTTTAAATACTTGTGTTGGATCATTTTTTATTAATTCCTTCAAAGATGCAGAACCATCTGTCTCGATTTTTCTTAATGCTCTTAAGACAACATCACTTGTAAGCTTTCCTTCTGAAGCGAATTTTTTTAAAGCTCCAACAGTAACACCAAGCTCATCTGATATTGGGCCTAGTAATGTTGGAATTTGTTCAGAGATACTTCTAAATTCATCACCTTGTAATCTTCCAGAACCTAATGCTTGAGCTAATTGTCTAAACGCATTTGAACTTTCTATAGCAGATGCACCAGCTAATTTTGCTGCTGTATTAAAACCAAAAAATGTTGATTTAATATCTTCAACTCCAACACCCAAAGGAGCTAACCTTGCTGTTATATCTGTAATGCCTTCGAGAGCTTCAGTTGCACTTAATCCAAAAGCTTTTTGTGCATCAGCAGCAACTTGTTGTGATTTTGCAAATGTACCAGATGATTTTGTTAACAGTCCTAATCTGACATTTAATTTTTCAAAATTTGCAGATGTATTTACTGCCTGTCTTGCTAACAAACCAATACCAAGACCAGCGATTGCAGTTTGTAATCCACCAAAAGATTGTTGTAATTTATTTGTCTGATTCTGTACACCTTTTAAAGCACTTGTCGCACCAGTGGCATCAACTCTCAGTTTTACAATACTTTCTGCCACTAATAAAAAAAGTCTTTATTATATATTACCTTGATTTGGCTCTTTGACGATCAGATTGTCTTTTTTCGTTCTCATACTTAATTTCATAATAAGCAGCCC